GCTGCGCATGCTCGAGACACGCCTCGACAGCGTCGTCTACGGGCTCCGCTTCGCCGCACCGTCGAAGGTCTACGACCCGCCCGTTCCGCCGGCCCCCGTGGCGCTCGGCCCCGGCACGTACAAGGTCGGCTGATGTGTAGCCGCTGCCAGCACGCCCAGTCCGCGCATCGTGTCACGGACGCCGGGTACTCGTGTCTGCGTTGCGCGTGTCGTCGTTCGTATTGGAGGGAGACCTAATGCTCTTTGGCCGTCCGATCAATCTCATCGTCGGCGCGTTCACCACGCTCCTCGGGGCCGTGGTCGTGATCCTCTCGGCGCTCCCGAACCCCATCGTCATCCCGAGCGTCGTCGTCGGTGCCGTCACGTTGGCTTTCGGTGCGCTCGTGGCGCTCGTGGCGAACCAGCCACCGACCCTCTCACCGGGCGACAGCTTCACGGTGCAAACCGCAGCTGGAACCCCGAACTACCAGACGACGGTGGCAACCCCGCCCGCCGCCGATCCGCCACCCACCCCCAAGCCGGAGGGCTGAACACATGACCACCACCATCACCCGCGGAGGCATCGGCCTCATCCTCCTCGTCGTCGCCGTGATCTGCTTCGTCCTCGCCGCCTTCGGCCTGAAGGTGGACGTGAGCCTGGTGGATATCGGGCTGGCGTTCTTCGCGGCAGCGTTCATCTTCTGATGGGCCTGCTCGTCATCGTCGTCATCGTCCTGCTGATCCTGTACCTGGCACGCCGTGTATGAGTACCGCGCCCAACTCGTGGACGTCCACGACGGCGACACGATCCGCGTCCTGCTCGACCAGGGCCTCAAGGAATACCGCAACATGGCGATCCGCTTCTACGGCATCAACTCGCCCGAGATCTGGACCGTCGAGGGTAAGCTCGCCCGGACGCACCTCATCGAGATATTCGGCGGAACCTCGGGGATCAGCCTCGTGATCCGCACCATCCGCGACGCCGCCGACAAGTACGGCGAACGCTGGGATGGCAAGGTCTGGCTCGAGGCGGACGGCACGTGGGGCGCGGACAACGAGTTCGTCGCGACGGCGCCGAGCGCCAACGAGCGCATGATCGCGGACGGCTTCGCGGTGGTGTACCCGTGAGCGGCAGCGGCAACGGCAAGGCTCCTGATCCCATCGATGCCGCGATCGCCGCTGCGTCGGCTCCGATCGTCCAGGGTGCGACGGTCCAGATCACGCTGCCGACCGGGCGACCGGCGGTGCTCACCGTGCCGGTCGACGTGACCGACACGGAGCTCGTCGGGCTGGTGGCCGCGGCGATCCAGTTCGCGATGCAGCTCCGCTCGCAGCGCCCGGCCAGCCGGATCCTGCTGCCCCAGTGAGCCAGATCGTGCGGCGCGAGATCACGTCGGTCGGCCTCGCCTCGGCGGGGCTGGGCCTGGCGCCCCTCGAGGAGTTCGAGAGCGTCGAGATGTGGCTGCTCAGGCTGCCGACTGCGACCGTTCTCCGCATCGGCCTCGACGACGGGAGCTCGTACCTGACGAGCGTCGCGCACGTTCTCGACAGCGAGTGGCTCGGCGACGTCGTCGACCGCTTCCGGATCCAGCTGCGGCTGGCCTCGCTCCACCGATGCGAGCCGGCATGACGGGCCAGGTCTGCTCGACGCCCGGCTGCCCGAACCTCTCGTCGGGCGGTCCGTGCGCGAGCTGCTCGCCGAGGTCCTCGCGCAACCACCGAGGTGTGCCCCGCCAGGCTCGCGGCCACGGTGCGCCGTATGACAGGGCTGCTCGTCTCCTCCACGGGCAGCCCTGTCAGCTCCGGCTGCCCGGCTGCACCGGCGTCGCGACCGGCGGCGATTACACCCGCCCGGGCGACTGGACGAGCCCGTTGCAGCCAGCTTGCAATCATTGCCAGGACGCCCAGGGCGCCGCTCTTGCGAGGGCTCGCTGATGGCCAGCGGCGGGGCCCGCGCTCACCCCGGGCCCGTGCAGGACCCCATGGCCATTCGTCACGGCAAGGACGGCGCGAAGGGCTGGATTCACCTCGCGGCGGAGGGGCGGCAAGGCGATCCGCCGACGTGGCCGCTCATCCGGCCGACGGTCCGCGAGCTCGTGCTCTGGGACCAGGAGTGGCGCCGGCCGCAGGCGATCGTCTGGGACAACAACGGCCAGCAGCTCGAGGTGGCGCTCTACGTCCGTGCCGTCCGGATCGCCGAGAACCCGAAGGCCAGGTCGGGCGATCGAACCCTGGTCAAGCAACTCCAGGAAATCCTCGGTCTATCGTTGAACGGTCTCGCCAAGAATCACTGGATCATCGACCTCCCCGCGAGCGCCCAGCCGCAGGCCGTGGCCACCGCCGGGACCCCCGGCGCCCCGAACGCACGTGATCGGCTGAAGGTGATGTCCCATGGCGCGTGAGGCGTCCCGGCCCGACGCGGTCATGGCCATCGTCCCGGACTGGATCGAGCGCCACTGCGTGGTGCCGGACGGCTTCCTTCTTGGCAAGTTGTTTCACCTGTATGACTGGCAGTTCACGTTCGTGAGCGCGATGTACACCGTCCGGGGCACAGTCGAGTACGACTCGGGACGCCCGGTCCTCGGTCATGCCTTCCGCTACCAGCGCGGTCTCATGGTCGGGCCTCAGAAGCTCGGCAAGGATCCAATGGGAGCCGCGATCATCTGCGCCGAGGGCGCCGGCCCGGTCCTGTTCGCCGGCTGGGCGACCAAGGACGAGGGCTACTCGTGCCGCGATCACGGCTGCAGCTGCGGCTGGGAGTATCCCTACGAGCCCGGAGAGCCGATGGGCATGGGCTGGCCCACGCCATTGATACAGATCACGGCGGTGTCCGAGGATCAGACCGACAACGCCTACGACGCGCTCCGGCCGATGATCGATCTCGGCCCCCTTCACGACCTCATTCCTAAGACGGGCGAGGACTTCATCCGCCTCCCCTCGGGCGGCCGGATCGAGACGGTAACCTCGTCCGCTCCGAGTCGCCTCGGGCAGCGGATCACGCACGCCAAGCAGGGCGAGGCGGGCCTGTACACGGTGCGCAACGGCATGACCAAGGTCGCCGACACCCAGTACAGAAACCTCGCCGGAATGGACGGTCGGGCGACGCTCGACACCAACGCTTGGGATCCGTCGCAGCACTCCGTTGCCCAGCGCGAGTTCGAGCTCGTCGAGAAGAAGCAGACCGACGACATCTACATCCAGTACATCGAACCACCGGCCAACCTGTCCTATGCGAACAAGGCCGAGCGACGGAAGATCCACCGGATCGTCTACGGGCCCGAGGTCCGGCGTGAGAACGGCGGCCACATCGAGCTCGATTCGATCGAGGCAGAGGCGGCCAAGATGGTCGTCAACGACCCCGCCCAGGCCGCCCGCTTTTTCGGCAACAAGCGCGAATCGGGCGCCGGCCGGGCATTCGACCTCGAGGTCTGGGCCGCCCGAGCGGCGAAGGCGTCATTCGTCGTGCCGCGCGGAACCCTCTGCACGATCGGCTTCGACGGCTCGAAGCGCTGGGACCACAGCTCGATGATCGGCACGGTCGTCGAGACCGGCTACCAGTGGCCGATCGGCATCTGGCGGCCCGAGGATTACCCGCGGCATGAGATCCCGGCCGAGCTCGTAACAAACGTGCTGGCCGAGGCCATGGACTGGCTCGACGTCTGGCGCCTGTACGCGGATCCGCCGTACTGGGAAGACACGATCGCCGGCTGGGCCGGCCGCTGGGGCGACCAGGTCGTGCTCGAGTGGTGGACGAACCGCTACAAGCAGATGGCCTACGCCTACCGATCCTGGAAGGAAGCCCAGGCGACGGGTGCGATGAGTCACTGCGCGACGACCGACAAGCTGTGCGCGCTCTTCACGAACCACGTCGGCAACGCCTACCGCCTGGAGATCGGCTCGCGCGACGAGCTCGGGCCCCTCTGGATCGTCCAGAAGGAGCGCGACGGCTCGCCCGAGAAGGTCGACAGCTGCCCCGCGGCCGCGCTGTCCTGGGAGGCTCGCAACGACGCGCTCGCCGCCGGCGCCGCCAACGTCGAGAAGTTCGTCTCGATCTACGAGACTCGGGGCGTGGTTGGGATCGGGGCGCCGGCCTGATGGACCTCCTCGATCTCCTCGCCCTGGGCAGTGTCGCCGCGATCGCGGTCGCCCTCTTCATGGTCGCGCTGCCGCTCGGCCTCCTGGCGAGCGGCGCCTTCGGACTGCTCTTCGTGGGCAACGCGATCGCGCGCCGGAAGAAGGCGGCCGCCGATGAGTAGGCTCGCGGCCGCCCTGACGCAGACGATCCTCTCGCCCCTCGGGATGTTCTGGCC